TGAAATTGCACAGCCTGATTGGTAACATTTCCTGTTGCTGCTGCCACAGGGTTGGACGAGTTATTGGTGTCTCCTTCCGCATATGCTGGTGTTATTGTGAGAATACAGAGAGCGAGGTAGTAGTAGAGTTTATTGTATAGTTTGTTGTGGTGTCCCATTGTTCTACTAATCCAGCTGATCTGGTGGTTGTTTCTAAAGTCCAAGGTAGAGTTGTGTCTGTTATAGTAAATGTAGTACCACTACCTGCTATATCAGCAGATGGTGTTACATTAGATCCATTCCAAGTCTTTACTTCAGCCCCAAAAACTTGACGCTGTTCTACTTCGGTTATAGTCTGTGTGGTTGTGGTCGTTGAGTTCATCGACCCTGTGGTAAACTGAGGCGTAACGGTATTAGCATATGCACCTGCAGGTAGCAGTAGCATAGCAATAAGTAATTTTCTCATGTTTTTGGTTTGTCTTTGTTTGCCATAGGACATACAGGAGGTTTGCTTCCACCATTCTTACCAGTAGTAAGACCAAATGTGGCCAATGCTCCCGTAAAAACGCTGGCTACAAAAGTGATGTCAGAGTTACCAGATTTCTTAACCATAGGTATATCTACATAGTTCATGGTAATGATAAATCCAGACCATACTACTACACCTAATCTTACAAAAGTGCCTAGTATTTCTATTTGATGTTCTTTATCTTCTACAACATCCTTTATCTTTTTTGTGAAACTTCTTGGCTGTCCTTTAATAACTTTTTCTTCTTCCATTTATCAACTTTACCTTGTATAAACTTTTGTAGTTTTTTCTTTATGGTGTCAAAAAACGGTTGAGCAAACGTAGTTACAGCTACGGCAGATACCGCTGCATAGCTTGCAGCCACTACTACCTCTGTGGTAGGTAGTGGTACATCTATGTTTATCATTGGTATGTTTATGCTCGGTGCTGGTTGTTCCGTAGTTTCTGTAGCCTCTGGTTCTGTACCCTCTGGCTCTCTAAGATCGCTAGGAGGTACTACCAAAGGTACATAACTAGGAACGTCAGCAGTGGGTAGCGGTATAGATATTGTTTCAAACTTTTGTGCAGGTGGTAACTTTATGGTAGGTATTTCCACTATCTGTAAGGGCTTTCACCTAATAAAGTTGTATTCCATTCTGCTTTTAACTCATCTTCATTAGTTGCATTATTTATAGCAGTAGTAGCAGTTGCATCTCTTAGTTCCTGCTTTTTTGCTACAATAGCACTTGTGTCTGCTGAAGTCTCCATTGCTCTTTGAAACTGTACATCAAGATCTGCAAAAAGAGGGGCTCTTGCATGCCTAATTCTTTGTTTGTGCATTTCTTTAGCTTTTGCTAAATCTATTTTAACAATACTCATGCTCCTACTCCATCTGTTAAATCTGCTTCGTCAACGACCCAAGCATCTCTAAAATCTTTGTTTGCTGGTAAGTCGGACTTTTCTATATACTTAAATTTTTTACCAGTAGGCACATCTTTTAGTGCTATCTCTTCGAGAGTGTAAAACTCTCCTGTTGCTGGATTTATTTCTGAGCCTACACCACAAGGGTTTATTACGGAACAAATACCGTTATCTTGGCTCCAAACTATTCTTTTTGTTGTCATCGTACTACTATAAATCCTGTTACTTCTGCGTTTGTCATGTTATTATCTGTAAATTTTCTAGTTCTTATGTCTACAAATCCTACAGTATGATCTGCTCTATTTCCTGTAGTTACGCAGTTATCATCACCTCTTGAACCACTTGAACCACCTGACATTCCAACAAGAGCATAGTTAGTATCAGGAAAGTTAGTACCCCAGTTAATTCTAAATTGACCAGTACCGTTGTCTCCAATACTAGATACATTACCTTTACCATGTGTTACATCATCTTCATCATCATAGTTTAACCATGCCCTAACTGGGTATGATGCAGCTACGTTAGAGTATGCACCACCATTACTGCTATTAGCACCCTGCACGTAAAGTATACCATTTTGGTGCATTGTGTAGTGATGGTCGTTATCAATGTTAAAGTGTAGATCTCTACTGCTACTACCAGAGTTTACGAGTTCTGGGCCAGATCCAGAGCTTGCTGCAAATGTTACTTTTTCACCAGTTGATACACTTACGTTAAAACCATTGGTATCCAAGTGACCACCTAGCTGTGGTGATGTGTCACCGACTAAATCTGTGTTAACAGAGTTGCCAGATGCTGCTGTAATACGTCCCTGAGTATTTACAGTAAAAGAAGGTATAGATGTTGATGAACCATATGTACCAGCACTTACACCAGTATGTGACAACGCAAAGTCGTCTACAGAGTCAATAATATAGTGTTCAGAGCCAATAGAATCATCTGCTATTTTTGTACCATTTATGATGTCTGCCGCTAAGTGAACACGGTCAATAGACCCATCAACATAGTGTTCAGAGTTTATTTGATTGTCAGCAATCTTACCAGATGTAACGCAGTCAGCTGCTAATTTAGTTGTAGTAACTTCACCAGCACGTAGTTGAGCTGTACCTACTGCATTATCTGCTATTTTACTTTGTGTAATATTATCATCTGGTATCTTAGCTGTAGTGACTGCATTATTAGATAACTCAGTTGTACCAACTGCTCCAGCTCCTATTTTTGCTTGAGTTACTGCATCATCTGCAATCTTAGCTGTAGTTACGTTTGCATCTGTAATCTTTGCAGTTGTAACTGAGTTTACTGATAGTTTGTTTGAATCTACAGAGCTATTTGTAAGTTTAGAATTACTTACACTATTACTAGCTAATTTAACTTCTGTGACGTTTGCATTTGCAATCTTAGCTGTAGTTACATTGCTATCTGCTATCTTAGCTGTAGTTACAGCAGAATCTTGTATTTCAGTAGTTCTTACAGCATCTTGAAAAATATGCTCGTTACCTATTGCATCATTAGCTATCTTTGTACCGTTTATAGCATCAGTAGCTATTTTAGCTGTTGTAACTGCACCAGTAGCTATTTTAGCTGAAGTAACTGCACCGTCAATTATTTCATTTGCACCAACAGAGTCATTTACCATTTTAGCTTGTGACACAGAGTTAGTAGCTAACTTAGCATTTGTAATTGCAGCATCAGCTATTTTAGCTGTAGCAATAGAGCCTGTACCTAATCTACCAGTGATAGTTGCGGAAGATACATTAGCCATATCCTCTGCTGCTACTGGATGTCCTCCAGCAGTTGAGCCGTCATGTACGACAAGTGTTTCCTTGTCTGTATCTACAGTAACTTCACCTTCGGCTCCAGTAAAGCTACCATGTTGCGTAGTTGTACCACGTCTTAGTTTTAATAATTTTGCCATTTATAGAGTTCCGAAGTCGATTTGTAAGTTGTTTCCACTGATAGTTGCTACGTCAGTTAAGTTCTTGTCATTACAGTCTAATGCAGCAGCTAGCTCAGGTGAAGGATCATGAAATAGGGATGCAATTCCAGGAGATATACCTACAAACGCACCGCCTGTATAATAGCTAAGAACATTTGATCCAGTATTATACCAAAGATCTCCAGCACTAGGAGATGAGGGTGTACTACTTTGTATTACATACTCAGCAGCATATCTGTTTACATCACCTATAGATGCAGCAACGGTGTTAATGTTTGTTGCGTTAGATACTGCACTGTTAATATTAGAAGCGTTAGAAACTGCACTATTAATATTAGACGCATTATTAGCTACAGCAGTGATATTACTGTTGTTTCCAGCTACTGCATTTATATTAGTTGCGTTAGCTTGTACAGCGTTTATATTTGTAGCATTGCCAGCCACAGCTGTAACATTAGATGATATACCAGCAACAGTTGTTATATTACTAGATATGTCTGCTAGTGTGTCCATATCAGACACGATTGCTGAAGTAGCTAGTGTATTTAAGTCAGCTACAACATCTGTAGTTCCAAGAATAGCTAAGTCAGCGACAGCATCAGCAGTACCTAGTCTACCTATTTCTGTTGCTTTACCAGCTACAGCTCCAATGTCAGTTGCATCAGCAGCTACATTATTAATGTTTGTAGCATTAGCAGCAACTGCGTTTACGTTAGCTATAGAACCAGCAGTTGTATTTACATTTGCTATAGCATTACCAACTGTATTGACGTTTGCAATATTAGTAGCAACTGTGTCTATTTCAGATGTACTTTCGTTTAGATCATTAGCAACTGTATTAACATTAGATATATTTGTAGCAACTGTATTTACAGAGTTATTACCAGATCCTGTATTAACTGCGTTAGTTATAAGACCTAAATCTTCTGTAAATGTTATATGTCCAGCTACAATATTAATGTTAGTTAAATCAGACTGATTAGGTGTAGCAGCACTAAACCCATCACCAGAACTACCATCATAGATCATTAACACTTTGTTAGATGAACTATCAAACCATAAATCACCAACTTGTAGTGATGAACTGTCAGCTCTAGTTGTAGGTGCTGAAGTACTTATTTGATATAAGTCAGCAAAATTATTTATATCTACTACGTTTGCACCAGCTTGTACAATATTAGTAATGTTGTTTGCAACCGTTGCTACTTGTGTAGCTACTGGTAATAATCTATGAAATGCGTATGTATGATCGGTAGCAGTTGTTTCTACCAAAAATCCAAAACCTTGAGGTATGGTAGCTGTTACACCTGTAATAATAACTGCATTTCCAGTTCCTCTACCATTTGCAATAGTTAGAGTTGTGCCAGATTGCGGAGCTAAAGCTGTTGAAGCTGCTTTAACTGAAACAATAGTTCCACCCTTTGCCGAACCACTGGTATTTATATCAGGGTTGGTTGTAGGAAAACTTGTTTCGTTATCTATTGGTACAAAACCACCTACGTCATCAACAAGCTCAATAATACGTAAATCTATCGCACCAGTGGTAGCTACTTTAGTATTATCACTAGACCATGTAACACCACTTGTAATAGTTTCACTAGAGTCTTGTCTAAGAAATGCAGATTCTGCAGCAGCAGTTGTATAAAATGTAGTATCATTTCCAGTATGGCTTGCTTGCTCACTATCTGTTACAATAGTTGAATCAGCAATTTTTGACATAGTTACTGCTTCGTCTGCTATTTTAGCTGTAGTAATATTAGCGTCTGCTATTTTAGCTGAAGTAATATTGCTGTCAGCTATCTTAGCTGTAGTAACCTGATTAGCTCCAATTTTACCAGTTGTAACTGCATCATTTGCAAGTTTAGCTGTAGTAACATTAGCGTCTGCTATCTTAGCTGTGGTGACATTATGGTCAGATATTTTAGCTGTAGTAACTGACCCAGTAGCTAATTTACCAGCAGTAACATTGTCGCTTGCAATCTTAGCTGTAGTAACAGAAAGATCTGCTAGTTTTGGTGTAGTTACTGCCCCATCTTCTATCTTAAGTGTAGTGACTGAATCAGTAGCTAATTTACCAGTAGTGACATTGTCGTTTGCAATTTTAGCTGTGGTTACTGCATTATCTATCAAAGGTGTAGTACCGATAGAATTAGGAGCATAATGTTCTGAACCTATTACATTGTTGGCTATTTTATCACCATTAATAGCATCGTTAGCAATCTTTGCTCTTGTTACATTTAAGTTGTTTAGCTTATCTGTAGTTATTGCTCCATCTGCTATCTTAGCTGTGGTTACATTTAGATTATTTAGTTTAGGTGTAGTTACTGCTCCATCAGCTAACTTTGGAGTTGTAATAGCACCGTCAGCTATGTCTACTGTAGCTATTGTACCGTCTACTATATTAGATGAAGTAACATAAACAGAGGATATTTCATCTCCGTTCCATATAGCCCCTTCTATTTCTAGGGCTTTATTTCTACCATCTTGTGCTGTAAAGTTAGACTCAGTGGCAGAATTGTTAAGATCTGTGGCTCTTATAGTGCTGCCACTCGCAAAGCTAGTATATGAACTGTCTGCATCTCTTGTTCTACGTTCACAAAATACTACTGCACCTTGTGGTAGGGCAGAGTTAAACGTAATGGTGTTGTTATCGCTGGAAAGTTGGTAGTTATATAAAGTTGTACCTGCTGAAACTGCAGGGAAATATAATCCATCTGTATTATTCACCTGTGGGTGACTAGAAGTTGCAGTACTACCAGTAGACTGGCGTAACTGTTTTACTCTAGTACCACCCGACAATGTGACATAAACATCTAGATCATCTTGGTTATTCAGTTGTATACTGACAGGACTAAA